GCATCGAAGCGCTTCATCGGGCCTTCGGGGTGAAGACCTTGAGGTCAGTCGTCCAGACCCAGCGGGAGCCGACGCGGTGGACGAGCCAGACCTTCCAGTCCTTGCCGTCGACCCAGCCGGCGGCGAAACCTGAGCCCCAGCGGGAAGTGGCTAGGCGGTGCGACGCGTAAGCCATGGCATCCTTCTGGCAGAGACAGCCGGCGGAGAAAGCGGCGCCGCCTTCAGCTTTGGTCAAGTTAACCTGGGCGAGCGTGTGCGTGTGTCCGTGGATCAGAGCGCCGCCACGGTCGGCGTAGTGCTTACCCTGTTCGGCGGTGGCGTTCAGGCCGTGGGCGTAGCCGTGGATAAAGGCGACCTGACCTAGGCGGTAGACACCCTTCTCGGCGTGGTAAGGCAGGATGGTCTTGGCTCCGCAGCTCTTCGCGGCGGTCTTGATGCGGGCCTCTAGGTCGGCGCAGTAGTCACGCACCAGGGCGGAGCCGGAGGTATGCTGGAGGGCTTGGGCGCGGTGCTCGTGATTGCCCATCAGGTAGACGGTGGGCTTGGTGCGCTCAAGGAAGGCTTCACCGGCCTCGATGTCGGAGATGAGGGACTCGGCGCCTTCGGCATCCTGACCAGCCCCACGGCGGAGCGATCGGAAGTCGAAGCAGTCGCCGAGGTGCACGCGGACGGTCGGCTTGTAGTCCTTGATGAACTCGACCAGGGCCTCGACGGCGTTCTCGTCGGCCATGTCGCCGTGATTGTCACCGAAGGCGACGAAGCGGGTCGGGGTGCTCATTTTAGTGTTTTAAAGAAGACTTCAAGTTGGTCACGCATGAGTCGTGCGGCATCAATGTCTTTGCCGAGAAACCAAAACGCTTTAAACGATTTAGTCCTCACTCGAAAATAATAAGTGTCCCTGTTGGTCATTATGTTACGGTTAGGGTTTAACTTTCGTAGGTTGATACCCATGCGACGAGCAGCGCATATCATAGTGCCACGGTTAACATCAAAAGATGTCATCGCTTCTTTAATTGTAGCATCGGTATAAATAGCAGTCTTAACAGCAGCGATAGCAACACCAGTTGCGTTTCTTCCAGGGAATGGATGAGGAATGCCGTGTCTGTGTCTGGCACAATTTAAGCTGTTTGAGCTGACTCCAAATAGTTCAAAAATCTCCTTATTAGTTAGTCCTTTTTCGTGCTGATAGATTGCGGCGTCAATGGCAGCACCTTTAGGCAAGCGTGTAGGCGTGCTCATTAGCGGACGTTGATATAGGGGATGGGCTTGCCCGCGTCGAAGGCCGCGAGCATCTCGTCACGGCGCTTGCGGGCGGTCTCGAGGTCGCTGGCGATGTTCTCGACGATGTCCTTGCCGCGGCGACGCAGGCGGAACCAGTAGCAGTCGCCGAGTTTCTGGAGGTGGTGGTTCGGGTTCTCGGTCTTGATGAAGGCGGGGCGGTCGTTGCGTCCGGTGCGGGTATACTTCGGGCAGGCCAGCAGGAAGGCCACTCGGTCGGGGGACAAGCCGACCTTGTTCGCCCAGCGCAGCGTCTCGGGGTTCATAGTTTCCATGAGCGGGCGAGGTTGCGGCCTTCGGTCATGATCGCGTTACGCGAGGACGGCCTGAAGATATACTCCTGGTCGAAGAGGTGGGACGCGCGTATCTCGGCGATGCTGTCGAGCTCTTCGTCGTTGGCCGGTCCGACCCCAGCGGTGGCGACGTAGATGGTGCGGACCTTCCAGCCCTTCTCCCAGAGGATGTCCTGGCAGACGCGCAGCTCGTTGACGTAGCGCCAATCGGAGCAGACGACCGTCTCGGGGGAGGGTTGGTCGTGGTGCTTCATGACCGGGCACCAGTTGGCGAAGTGGCGGGCGAAGACGTCCCGATCCATGCGCCTAGCGAACTTGCCCGCGTGGACGAGGAAGTCGCGGTTATCCACCTTGAAGTCCTCCTTGAAGAAGTCCCCATCAAGGCCGAGGTAATCCATGTAATGGTTCGCGGCCTCCTTGAGGGCGTCGGCGAAGTTGATATGCTCGGCGGGTCGGTTGGACCATTCGAGGATGCCGGATGCGAGCGTGTCCTTGCCCGCCCTGGCGTAGCCTGCGATCAGGACGAGCGTCGGGGCGGACATCGGCGCGGGTGCTTCGGTCACGGGATTAGAAGGGGACGCCTTCGGGCGGCAGCGGCTCTTCGGGGGCGGTCGGCTTCTGGGAGCCGCGGGGATACGTCATCTTATATTTATACTGAGGTTTCCCCTGCCACTCGCCGTTGGCCTCGACCTCGACGCCGACGAGGATGGTCTGGCCGCAGGCGGGGGACAGGTACTGGAGGTACTCGGCAGGGGTCGCGTCCAAGCGGATCTCGTTGGTGTACTTGCCGGAGAACTTGCCGACGAGCATGGCGAGGGCCTTGCCGTATTTGCTGGAGAAGTTCTTCGACAGGCAGAAGCCCTTGTCATCGACGAAGAACAGGCGGCAGGACGTGGTGCCGTCCTCCCACTGTTTGACCTTCTCGAACTTGGGCTTGATGAGTTTCAGCTTATAGGTGCCGTTCGTGCTGATGGAGGTGAGCGGGACGCGGTTGTTTTCGGTGGTCATGGTATTAGGCGAAGTTGATGTTAGTCGCGGCGCTGGGCTTGGCGGCGATGTCGATGGTCGTGATCTCGGTCTGGTATCCGGGCCAGTTGCCCGAGGCGGTGCATTCCTTGTAGAGGGTCAGCGCGCGCTCGAAGTCAAAGGCGGCTCCGGTCATCAGTTCCGGCCCCAGCTCGTAGACCGCGTGGGCGTAGGGCGGCTCCTTCTCGACGGCGATGAAGCGGAAGCCGAGGACTCGGCACTTGTAGGCGGACTCGACGGCGTGCCGGTAGAAGTAAGCCTGGAGGGCGTACTTGTATTTGCGGACGGACTGGAGGAAGCCGTGCGGGCTGGCGTCCTCGCAAGTCTTCAGATCGTAGATATAGCCGTCGTCGGAGATGCCGTCGATGGCGCACTTGACCAGGGTATCGCCGAGGAAGGCGGTGAACATGACCTCGGTCTTCGTCAGGACGATGCCGTTCTGCTTCATGCAGGCCGCAGCGGAGTTGGCAACGGCGTCGACGAGGGCGCCCTCTTCGGCGGTCAGGATGGCCTTGCCTTCGTTGGCGGTGACGAACTCGGCCCACTCGGCCTTACCTTCCTTCGTGCGCTTGTCCACGTCCGGGGCGATGGCGTGGGTAGCGTTGTAAGCGTCCAGCCCTTCGAGGGCGAGCTTGTGGACCGCCGTGCCCACTCGGAGGGCCTTGCTGTCCTCGCGGGTGCGGGCGAGATACGCCTGGTAATGGGCGGGGGACTTGAGCAGTTCCTTGGCGCCGGATTGGTTGAGCGCTTGGATGCCGTCATAGATGACGCGTTCGGTGATGAGGTCGGGCATGGGATGGTGTGTTGGTGTTCTGGGTTGGTGGGGAATTAGAGCAAGGCCATGATGGCCTCGGCCTGATCGGGGCGACGGCGCTCGATGGCGGTCAGGCACATCACGGAGCCGACGGTGAAGCGGGAGCAGGCGACCGGGCGGCTGGCGTAGGTCTTGCACTTGCCAGACCCTGAAAGGTGCGGGCATCGGGCAGGGACTTCGGCGAAGGTGCTCCCGGCGATATGGAAGACCGAGCCGCGAGCAGAGTAGAACTCGGTCGATGTCGGGCTAGGGCTGATGGGCAGGAGGATGCTTTCACAGCACGCACCCTTGCAGAGTTCACAGGCTGTCATCTTCGGGGCTGGCTTCTTCGACGCTGGCGGAGATGCGGCGCACGTCTTCAAGGGCGGACTCGGCGGCGTTCTCCATGGCCTCGAGCGTATTGCGAAGGACGCGCAGCTGGACGACGAGGACGTGGACACGGTCATGGAGCGGCTTGACCTGGGCGGACTCATCGGCGGTCTCGATGTGATCGGTGAAGACCTGTAGCTCGGTGATGGCCGAGCGGTTGAGGTCGGAGAGCGTGATGATGTCGGCGTCGTGCTGTTCATAACGTCCGGCGATGTGCTGGACGGTGGCGAGCGAGCCCGTGATGTTCTCGACGAGGCGCTTGATGTTTTCGCGGTTGGTCATGAGCGGACGGGCGTGAAGGTAAGTTCCTTTATCTCCCCATTAGGGGCAAGCGTAAAGAAACGGACGGCGGAACGGGACAGGGACGGGTAGGTCTTGCGCTTCCACGCGTTGAGGTCGGTCAGGAAGTCGGCGTGCTTGCGGGCCGTGAACTCGACGTAGGGGAAGCCGTCCAGGAAGAGGAGCAGGGCGTACTGCTTGGGGACGGTGGCCGCGATCCGTTCGATGCCCTTGGGGACTTCGGCCATCAGAGTTGCCCGGTCTTGGCGCGGTTCCACTTGGCGATGGTGGCGACGACCACGGCCTTGGCGATGGCGTCGAGCTGACCGACTTGGGCGATGTCGTCGAGGACGCGGGCGAGTTCGTTGCCAGCGTAGCGCATCTCGGAGATGGTCTTGGCCTGAGCCTCGGCGCGGGCTTCGGCAGCCGACGCGAGGTTCTGGTTGTGGAGGTGACGCATGGCG